CAAACTTAATGATATATTTGGGGACGATCTGGCTATTGAGCTTCAACCTAATGGTATGAGGCGTAAATCTAATCTTTATGGTAACGAAGTGGATCAGGTGTTCACCAATCGTCAGCTAAAGAAGTTAGCTGATGAATTGGGTATAAAGTGTATCGTAGCGAATGATTCCCATTATGTAAGACCAGAACAACACAAAGCTCATGATGTTATGTTGGCAATCGCGTCTGGACAGCCATTATCATCTGGGGCTCGTTTGAAATATGATGTTCCTGATTTCTATATGAAGTCTGAAGAAGAGGTGGTCAGCAAATTAACTCGTATGTTTGGTGAAAAGTTTGCACAAGAGTGTGTGGACAACACCGTTTACTTTGCAGATAAATGTGAATTTCCAGAATGGATAGATCCTAAATATTCTAATCCTTCTGGCAAAGAGCTGCCAGAGTTTCCGGTAAAGGATCAAAAAGATTATAAGAATTTTCTCCAGTGGGCTAAACAAAACCCAGTAGAAGGCATTGCTGAAGATTCACTATATCTCCGTTATAAATGTGAAATTGGTTTGAATAAAAAATTTCCAGCCGACCAACAGAAGCCGTATCGTGATCGTCTTAAAGAAGAGTTTGAAGTTATTGAATTTCACGGTTTCAGTTCGTACATGCTTATTGTGGAAGATTATATCGATTTTTGTCGTGAAAACAATATTAGAGTTGGACCCGGGAGGGGATCCGTTGGAGGATCTCTAATTGGTTATTTAACCGACATTCATACTGCCGACCCACTAAAGTATGGTTTAATTTTTGCCCGCTTCCATAATAAAGAGAAAACCAGCTTTCCCGACATTGATATCGACTTCGCCTCGTCTAAACGTGATTTGGTACAGAAGTATATTAGAGAAAAGTATGGTGAGGATTATGTAGCTCACGTTTCTAATGTGAACACAATGACTCCTAAACCATATGCTAAAGCTATTGCGCGTACATTTGAATTTGGTGGTGATCGTAAGACGGCAGTTGCTGTTGGAATGGCAATTGCTGACGCTATACCTCCAGAATTAAAAACCGTAAGTACTGCAATAGAAAATGCCCCACTGTTTGGCGAGTACGCTAAAAAATATCCTGAGCTAGCTGAATTTGCTAAGGATTTAGGCGGTAAGGCAGTGGCGTGGTCAACCCATGCGGGTGGTTTGGTGATTGGTTCTCGCCCACTTCCAGGTTTAATTCCACTACGTCGTGATAAAGATGGGAATATAGCTATAGAGTATGATAAAGATCGTGCCGAAGCTAACGGTTTGGTGAAAATGGATACGTTAGCTGTGGAAACGTTGGATAAAATTGATAATACCTACATTCTCATTAAAGCAAACGGCAAAGAGCCTCCACCAGATCCGCCAGATTATGATGAGTGTGATAAAGCAACTTATGATTTAATTTCTAGTGGAAATACCTTCGGTGTTTTTCAGCTTGGCAAGAGTGGCGGCACTGTTGATTTATGTCGTAAAGTTAAACCAACCAATCTTGAGGACTTAGCTATTATTAACAGCTTGGCACGCCCGGCTGCACGTGATATTCGTAAAGATTTTGTTAAAACTAAGAATGGCGAAATGCCTGTAGAAATAATACACACGTCATTGGAACGTGCATTCAGACCAACTTTGGGTTTTGGTTTATATGAAGAATGTTTAATGTACTTGGCGCAGGACGTGGCTGGTTGGACTATGCATGAAGCAGATCGTTTGCGCAAGCTAACTAAAGAGAAAGGGAAAAATCCTGAGAAGGTAAAAGGGTGGAAAGAAGATTTTATTCAAGGTGCAATAAAGAATGGAATTGGTAAGAAACTTGGAGAAACTATTTGGGAAGAAGTGGTTAATAAATTTCAAGGATACGGTTTTAATCATTGCCTACACTTTTTGGAAACTGTTGATATATATACTTATGACGGACAGTTTATTGAATCAAAACCAATCCAACAAGTTAAGTCCGGCGAGTTTGTTAAATCAAGAGATGAAGAATTTGGCGAAGATATATTTATTGAGGTAATTTGTAATCACGATAATGGAGAGTTAGATTTAGTAGAGGTAGAGTTGGATACTGGGGAAAGGATAAAATGCACAATGAATCACAAATTCAGAACAGTGGAGAATGGAGAAATGTTACCACTGAAACAGATAATAAAGGACGGACTAACTATCGTTGTAAAAGATGTCAAAAACGATTCTGGAATATAGATAAAGCTAATACTCATGTGCCAGGCTGCAAATTAAAGTTTTCTAATTTAAAAGATGGCGTTGATTTCGTTGTTTGCAAATTGTGTGGTTGGCACGCTTTGCAACTAACTAGTCATCTGCGTGGTGTACACAATAGAGATTCAAAAAAATATAATAAACAATATGGTCCTGTTATTTGTGAAAATTCAAAACAGAATCATTGTTCCGCTGCAAAAGATGCTGGCAACTGGCTTGCAAAAGCTAAAAAGAGAGGAGATGACCTTTCCGAGTACAAAGTTAAAATGAGTAAAGCTGTTAGTGAAGCAATAATGTCTAATCCTGAGGATAGAAAACGTCGGGCGCAAGTTATGTCTAATGTCAATCGTTCCGACGTAATGCGTAAAAAAGCATCAGAAACAGCCAAGAGAACTTCTGCCAGAAAAGATGTTCAAGAAAACCGCGCAGCGCAGTTAAAAAAGTGGAGGGATAATAATCCGGAGGATTTTTATAATAAATGTATTGCGAAGATGATTTCGTCATGGCAAAGTAAACCCGAAATTGAATTGTTTACAAAAATATCTATTAGGTCAGATTATTGTTTTAAAAGAAACCAACGGGTAAAATCGAAAACATTTATATCAAAAACTAAAATAAAACAAATAGATTTTGCAGATCGTAAAAAAAGAGTATACGTAGAGTTTGATGGTATCCTACATTTCGTAGAACAAAGAATTAATCAGTTAAAACTAATACAGCAAAAAGATCGATTGCTTGACGAACACATTATTAAACACCAATGGATGTTAATTAGAGTTTCATACGATCAATTTTCCTATCGTAAGAGTGATTATGGATTTAATAAAGATTGTTTAGATAAAGTATTTAGCATTTTAGATAATCCAACACCTGGAGTCCATTACATTGGTAAGGCATATGAGTAACATAAAATCAGTTAAACCAATAGGTAAACATCGTGTCTACGATCTTGAAGTGAAACATCTAGATCACCAATATTATCTTTCTAATGGCGTGTTGACTAGTAACTCTCATGCAATTTTTTATTCTATGATTGGATACCACACCGCTTATCTTAAAGCTCATTTTCCATTGGAATTTTTAGTATCCAACCTTATGAGCGAAGTAAATTCAAATTCTTTAGGAGCAAAGGATAATATTACTCGCATCAAAGAAGAAATTAGACAACTTAATGTTGCTATTTTACCGCCGGACATAAATACATCCAGTACAACCTATACTATTGTTGATGATAATACATTAATGACTGGGATGGATGCTCTAAAAAACATGGGAAAGGATGCTATTCCTGAGATTTTGCCTAAGCGACCCTTCTCTGGTTTTGAGGATTTTATAGCTAAAGTGGATGGACGCAAGGTTCGTGCTCCTGCTATTCAAGCTTTGGCAGCCAGCGGCAGTTTGGATTCGTTCAATCTAACCCGTAAACAGATGTATTTGTACGCTTCAGATATTAAAAAGAAGATTCAAGTGCATATGAAGAAGCCGGAAGACAAACGAGGAGAGTTTAAGTATCCGTGGCCAGAAGATATTGGTGAGTGGTCTGTAACAGAATTATACGCCATGGAGCGTGAATATCTTGGTGAGGGACTTACTGGTAACAAATTTGAGGTGTATGACAACTTTTTTACTAAAAAAGCCCCCAGCTTCAAAAAGATGCCCAACATCCATCCACCACCGCCCGATGATATGTCAGAGAGGGATCAGAGAAAATATACTAAGCACGTTACTATGATGCAGGCAGAGGTTAAAAACTTCTTTGAGTTCAAGGTTAAAAAGGAAGATTCTAAAATAAGAGGCGAGGTAATGGCTAAGGTAACCCTAAGTGATCCTTGGGGAAATCAAATGACTATGACCTGCTTCCCAGATGGCTGGCTGCATTTACAAAATAGAGTTGCCGAGCTTCTTAATAATAAGTATAAATTTGATACTGGTATTGGGTTATATATAAATGGAGAGCTTAATTGGTATGATGGTGATATATCATTAATATTTGGGGACGTAGCACGTTGTTGTCCTGCTCCCCAGTTGCCAGTTGATAGAGAGTCAAAGAAAGTTATGGTACGCAGACCTCGCAAGAAGACTAAAGTAGAAGATGCTGATAGGGATGTTTTATTGGAAGAAATAGAAGACGAATTAGTAGAGCGAGGGCATGCCGATCTAGACGATGATGACGATGTACAGGATGGTTTTGTATGAAATATGATATTACTTACATGGAACATAATCCAAACAAAAAACCAACGAAACAGTTTGGAGCGGGTACGTGGGAAACGTATGATAAGAAGCAGACTAAATTGGATTGTAAGGATGTAGAAGAATTTCTTGACAAACTGTTTTCTTTAGAAAAACAATTTAGTATGCCCACGGCAGTTGTAGGTAAATATACTGTATGTGCAGATTTAGGCAGAATTTATGTTAGACCTAAAAGGTAACCGAGGTTAATATGCAATGTATATCATGTCAAGCGCCCATTCATCCAGAGTTTGTGCATAGTATTAAATGCAACACATGTCCTGCGTGCGGCGGAGCTATGATGAATGATGCTGCTCAGGAATTATTAAAAGAACTTGGCGAAGCATTAGTAAAAATGCCCAACGATCCTCAAGGGATTGCCGGATGGTTGTTGTCTAATTACGAACTTCGCAAGATTGGTACCGGGGAGCCAGTAAACGAATTTTATGGAACACCTAAACAGTCTAAACCGGGACAACCACCAGGGACATTAAAGGTTCCTGAGAGCCGAATTCAGCAATTCTTTAAACAAGCAGGAGTTAAGCAGCCTAAAAAACCTGAAGATTATGCCGAGATTGTTCAAGAGATTCAAACTGCCGGCGGGGCAGATTACGGCACCGATGGGGTTGTTATTGAGGTCAATGAGGATTTTGTAGAGGAAGCTAGGGATCCTGAATATACACAGCAGGTATTATCTGCCATGCAAGGAAAGCCTCCGAGACGAGCTAGTATTGGCGGAGCAGCCGCAGCATCACAAGATTTAGATGCAAACATGTCCGATTTACATCCTGCTTTAAGAGGTGATCGTATGCATAGGCTTAAGCAGCAATTGGAAGTTGGTCAAGGAGGAGTGGGAAAGATTAGGCGCTCATAATGCCACTACGTATTATTGCCAATAGAAGGATCGAATTAACCGAAGATGAGTGGAAATATTATCAAGAGATGTGTAACCATTATATTAGCGGAAAAGAGTTATTTAATAATTTATTTGAAACCAACGAGTCTGGTTTAATAACATTTTTACGACCTCCAGATGGCAAGTTTAGCATGGAGGTGGTTTTATTTTTACAGAACATCATGGTGCATCAGTATGTTAGAAAAATGTACAGAGAGCATCAAGAGGTTTTAAACGAGCTAAAAAGCGAATTACAAAAGATAAGCTCTAAGGTCGAGCCGAAGAAGAAAAAGTCAGTCAATAAAAAATGACTGAAGTAGATTGGGATACGCCCACTTCTGAAGAAGAAGAATCGGCAGAAGAGCATGAAGAAACCCGAGGGGAAGTTGTGGAGCGTCTCATTAGCGCCATATCATTGGAGATCAATGATGCGCATAAACAGAAATATGAAATGGAAAATGCCGACAGCACCGCCGCGCTTTGTCTTGAGGCTCAGAGGGAGCTTGCGGAGTTTTTATCAGACGCAGAGTTTCTTGCCAAAGAAAAGAAAACTGAAGTCGAGAGAATAGAATCGGAGCAATATTTTTATTATAAAGGAAAAGCGGTTGGAAGAACCAGCGACGCAGCATTAAAACAAGAAACAGCCAAAGATAAAGAAGTACTAAAGGCAAAAAAAGTTCAATTCCGAGCAGAAGCCGATTATAATAAATGGCGTAATTTGTTCGGATTTCTAAAAGACGCCCACCATTACTTCAGAGGAGTGGCTAAAGGTAAAAATGAATGGAGTTAATTATGGGACGACCACCCAAAAAGAAGAATAAAATAGATATTAGTACATTACTTAAACAAGTACAAGCATCTTATGGAAAAGATAAAGGACGAGCGGGAGAGGTAAGTACCGGAAGTTCTCTCGTCCGTCCCAATCGGGATGAACAGTTTGTGTGTTGGAAAGATTCTCCTTGGGAGGCTTTGACCCAAATTCGTGGTTTACCTTTTGGGCGTATATGTCAGATTGCTGGCAAGCCAGATAGTGGTAAAAGTACCCACGCTATGCAGTTTATGAAGAACGCGCAAGATCAGGACTACGTAGTGATATTGTGGGATGCTGAGAATAAATTTAGCGCCACCAGATTCGATAAGTATTTTGGTGGCTGCTCTGACGACTTACTATTAGTAAGATCAAAAATGATATTGGAAGGTGGTGATAGAATAGAACGTTTCATTCACGAAACGAAAAAAATGGATCCTGACGCAAAAATTCTTGTTGTTTGGGATTCAGTTGGCGGCACGCTTGCCAAAAACGAAGGAGTTGAAGTTACCGAAAAAGACGGCAAGGATAATAAATATGAGGGAAGCATGTCTGATAGCAAACAGCTTGCTTCCGCTGCCAAAGAAAACGGAACAATCCTGCGTGGTTTTATCCGTTTAATGGAAAAATATAAAGACAAGAAGACAAACGACGAAGCTATTTCTATATTGTTAATTAACCAAACCTATTCTAATATCGGCTCACACGGACAAAAAGAATCCGGTGGGCAGAAGGTAGAATTCTTCTCTTCAATTATCGTGCAATTGACTCGCAAGGGCGATTTAACCTTTATGCGCGATAAGATCAAAAGAAAGAAAGGTATCGTCAGCCGTGCAAAGGTATCTAAGAACCATTTGTTTGATGGGGAAGATACCATTGCTGAATTAGAGCTGGCGATTACTGCGGGCGGAATCAATCTACTCTCAGATTACAAGATTCTAGATAAGAACTCAAAATCTGGATGGGAGTCGAATGATGATGCTGACGTAGAGGTCGAGGCTCCTCAACCGAATGAGTCTAATTAACATGCAGCAAATAGGCGATGTTAAACAGCAGGAAGCGATAGCAGAATCTCTTGCTAATACACGAATTGGTGGTAAGAATTCTGCTAATAAAATCTTATATCTTGTAAGGGTAGAAGACCCCACTGTGAAGGCTAAATGTCGGACTTATATAGGTCTTAAACTTAGAGAAGATCCGTCGATGCTCGATGTAGTAGGGTACGAAACCAATCTACAAACGCAAAATAAATTGACTTCTTATTCAGGTGCTTTAGAACACGCCAAAAAAAGCAATAATGTAAAGATATTTCATAAACGCATACCTTGGGCACGAATTCTAGACATAGAAAATAAGTCGTATAACAAATAGCGAAAAAAGAGGAAACAAAATGAGTAATAATAAATACGGAATGGTATCATGGGACGAGGTTGAAACCCAAACAGTTTCTCCTAATCAATCACGTCGGGATCTTTTCATGAGACTCGACGCAGGTTCTAACACGATTAGAATCCTAACTAAACCGCACGAGTACCTGATGCATAGGTATAAGACCGACCCGAACGATCCTGGGTATGGTGAGCGCGTGCTGTCGAGCATTTATCACGGTAGCGATCCTTTGATGGAGCGTGGCTTCAAGCCAAAGAGGCGTTGGTTAATTGGTATCATTGATCGATCCACTCAGAGCTATAAGATTCTGGATTTGGGTGTGTCCATTTTTAAGGGCATCCAGGCTCTGACACGTGACGAGGATTGGGGAGACCCTTCTCAGTACGATGTTGATATCAAGGTAGACAAGAAGGGCGGACCGACGGGTTACTACACTGTAACTCCTAAGCAGCCTAAACCTCTTACTCCTGCCGATTTGGAAATCAAGTCGCAGGCAGACCTTGAGGAGCTAAAGCGTAAGTGTACTCCTCCAACCGTTGAACAGGTCAACGAGCGTATCGCAGCTATTGATGCGAAGAGTAAATCACGCAGCGGTACCGTTGCCACAGCTTCAGTTGCAAACGCAACTGACGATTACGACTTTCCTGCAGTGGACGAGTCGGGAGCTTAATAAATAATAAGCTAATCAATAATTGAAAAGGGCGGCTTTCGGGCCGCCCTTTTCTTTTTAGGTGTTATATGATTATGTGTGGCAGGTAAATATACTCATCAGCAATGGATTTCTTTAGCCGAGGCAAGATATCCAGGACAATTTGATTATAGTCAAACTAAATACGTTGACAGCTATCATAAAGTAATAATCAGATGTAAAAAACACGATTGTCTATTTTCCGCTGGTCCCTCAAGATTTTTAACCACATCAATAAACAGTTGCCCGGAGTGTAATGGTAATAGGCTTAACGCTGATGATTTTTTATCTAGAGCAAAAAAAAGACACCCTTTGTTAGATTTTTCAAAAACTAAATACAGAACATATCTTGATGATGTTGTGGTTAGTTGTTCTGAGCATGGAGAGTTTTTAAAACAAGCAAAATGTCTAGTTCGTGGACAAGAAAAGGTATGTCCTGGTTGTATAAAAAGTGAGCAAGAAGAAGCTGTTAATAGAGTGGCTTACTATACTACGCGCCCCGAAAAAGGATCTGATTCTGGCACCTTCTACAAATTAAAGGTTACGCATAAACCATCAGGTATATTATTTATTAAAGTTGGCATCACCTCAATTACACCATACAAAAGATATAAGGATAAAAGATATTTAGATTTTGAGTTTGAAGTGTTGGATGAAGTCCATACTACAAATTTAAAATCAGCTATTTTAGAGCGTGATTACAAACGGGAAAATAAGCACAAAAGGTTCTATTTACCTAGAGATATTTGGTTTGCTGGAAGAACAGAGCTGTATGAATTGGACGGATATTATCAATTATTTTACTCGCAAGTTAAATTTATAAGAGATTCTTTATTAGAAAAACAAAATGGCAAGTGCCCGCTTTGCAGCCGGGATGTGGTAATGCCTACATTAGATCATTATCATTCAAAAAGACATTATGGCAGTGGACTTGTCCGTGGTGTTTTGTGCAATACATGTAATAGAATTACTGGCGTAATAGAAAACAATTTAGTACGTAATAGTATAGACTTTTCTGATGCTCCAGATTTTCTTAGACAACTTGCTGACTATTTGTTGAACAAAAGAGAAAATTATATTCACCCCACCGAAAAACTTAAAGCACCCAAGCTGATGAAATCCTCTTATAACAAGTTGGTCAAAGCTGTGGCGGGCAAACAGAAGGTTCCCAAATATACAGGCAAGTTCACCAAGCAAATTCAGAAGCTCTATGAAAAGTATGGAGTCGAGCCAGTCCTTCAGTCGAGGCTTTAAAGAAAAATGAATCTGCATGAAGCTTACGATACTCTGGGGTTAGAGGAATCTGCCTCTTCCGAAGATGTTAATAAAGCGTTTCGGAAGTTGGCTGCTCAGTATCATCCCGATTTAAATAAAGATAATGAAAAAGAATCAGAAGCTAAATTTAAAAAGATTAATGAGGCAGCACAAACTATAAAGAATCCTCCGCCCAGCATTCCTAATATGCCTTCCGGATGGCACGGGGATATGCCTGATTGGGTTAATATTCCAATGGGTTTCAGGAATTTTCGTCGCCAACCTAAACCACCGCCACGAGCTGATTTAAAAATATCATTCAAAGAATCTGTTTTAGGATGTAGTAAAGACATTAACTTCACACGTCATAACAAATGCTCCTCCTGCAATGGTATGGGTTCGATTTTGGAGGTGGGAAAATGTGATAAGTGCAATGGCAGAGGAGTAAATCAGTCAGTTCACCAGAGTGCTAATTCTCGGTTTCAATTTGTAACTCAGTGTGATAAATGTAATGGCTCTGGTAGGAAATCACATTCCTGTACGGCGTGCTCAGGTGGTGGAATTCCTGAACAAGTTACTCACAGGGTAACTGTTCCCGGCGGGCTGCATAACGGAGATCATGTCAGGCTAGCTAACGCTGGCAATTTCGAAGGAAATTTTATATCTGATGTTATTATAAGTGTTAGTGTTGATTCAGATTCTGATATGGTTTTAAACGAATCAGGACGCGATGTGTTATCTACTATAGATTTATCTCTACTAGAAGCTTTAAAAGGTGTTAAGAGAAAAGTAAGAACTGTTAAAGGAGATCTTACCTTAAATATACGGGCAGGCATAAAAAATGGTAATACTATTAAGGCTAGCGGTTATGGTTCCCGAGGTCTCGGTGATCATTTATTCACCATTAATATTAATTACCCAAGTGATACTACTTCGTTAGTAGAGTTACTGGAAAATCAGGAGAAATAATGGGATTTTTAATTTGTTGCGATAATAAAGGATGTTTTCAAAACATGGAGCCGATGCTGGATACAAATACTGATGAAGTTATTTGTACCGAGTGTGGCAAAATAATCAAGAGTGTTACAAATTTTACTAAGACTCAAATGAAGTCTTTGGGACAAACTAAGAAAGCACCCCCACCGTCAAAAGCTTTTTCAGTTGAATGTCGATTTTGTGGTGCAGTAGCTCCCCCCATTAAAAAGGGTAAGCAAGTTTATTGCTCTAGCTGTCAGAGGCATATGGATTTTCTAACTCCGGCATTTGTACAAAGTTTTCTAACGAGTAGATGAATATCCAATCCCTATCTAAGCGGATTTTATATAAATCTGAAGTGTTCGCTGAAGTTATGAGCGTTTGCAGCTCTTTATTAAAATACAGCCCAGATGCAGAAGTTGTTCGAAATTACATAAAAACTAGAGTACCATCTTATCATTGTAACGGTTTTAGTTTCGGATACTTTCCAAACAATGAACAATTACATTTATTTACGGAATATTTGGATGAAGATTTATTATTTGATTTGGGGTTGTTTTACAAAAAGTACGTGTGTGATAGCGGCATCCCCTATGCTACATCATTTAGTATTTTGGGCGACCATAATCTGGTTATGCCTTATCGTAATCTAAATGGCGATATCATTGCCATGGTTGGAAGATCCTTATTATCAGAGGCGGACAGGGAGTCTAAAAATATATCTAAATATAAAAACACCAAATTCCAAAAGTCATTAAATCTATTTGGACTCTATAAAGCCAAGCATAGTATTTTGGAACAAGGATATGCTGTGGTTGTGGAAGGACAATTTGATTGTATTACTTGTCATCGTTATGGTTTTAAAAATGTGGTAGCTTTGGGAGGAATTTCTTTAACTAAATTCCAACTTTACCTATTAATGAGATATACTGACACCATCTATTTGTTGCTAGATAACGATAAATCTGGACAAAAATCTGCTGAAATTCTCATCCACAGGTATAAAAAAATAGTTAATATACGTAATTTTAATTGGGCTAACAAAACCGAAAAAGACCCCGATGAACTGGTAAAAGCAGGTTATGACCTTAGTAGCATACAAGGTGATATATTAGATTAAGAACTATTTATTTTTATCAGGAGATTAATGGTTGATCGGTCAAAGAATCGAAGTGATAAGTATCAATGGGTTTTAGTTGAATCTCCTTGCTCACCAGAAATGCTGACAGAAGTCGCTGACTCTGAAGGTATCAGCGCTCAATTAAACCCCTGGGGCTATAATGAAGAATTATTGAATCTTAAAGATAGCCTTAAAGTTGCCTTCTGGAGAATTGTTAATACTCAGCTGACAGCTCGGCAAAGTGAGGTCATCCATTTGTATGCCCAAGGCTTCACTCAAACCGAAATTGCTAAAAAGCTTAATGTAAATCAAAGCAGCATTACGAAATCTATTAATGGAAATTGTGATTATCGTAATGGTAAGAAAATATACGGCGGCGCTAGAAAGAAAATACAAAAGATTGCAGAGCAAGACCAGGAAATACAGGACATATTCCGCAGAATACAGGAATTACAGAGTGATGACGACATCTATTGATGAAATATTGTACCAAATGTAAAGAGATTAAGGACACGTCATGTTTTTCGAAGAATGCTCAGTTACTCGATGGGTTCCAAGCATTTTGTAAGCAATGTTGTAACAGATATAGGGAGAAATATAAAGCAGCTATACCAATTCTTCCTACCAACGGGATACTTAAATGTACCTGTTGCAGGGTAGAGAAGCCGATAGATTGTTTTAACAAATCAGTTACAGCCAAGACTGGACATTCTACTATATGTCGTGATTGTTGTATTAAGTTTTCAAAAAAAAGAAATGAAGAGTACGTAAAACAACACGGCATTAGCGAGTACAGTCAGAATCGCAAAGATAGGGTTATGTGGATCCGCGCTATTAAAGCCAACAAGCCATGTGCAGATTGCGGAGTAGTGTATGAGCCCAAGTGTATGGATTATGATCATTTAAGAGATAAAATTAAACCGGTATCTAGGATGATTTTAGATAACACTTCTAAAGAAGTTATATTAAAAGAGATAGAAAAATGCGAGCTAGTTTGTTTGCTCTGCCACAATAAGAGAACTTATATGCGTCAAAAAAGACGTGATAAATCTTTATATACTAACACTGTTAATAGAAATTTTGAAATAATTAAGGAAGCAAAACAGACACCATGTGCTTATTGTGGCGTACAAAGAGAAGAATACAATATGCAATTTGATCATATTGATTCCAAAACTAAATTTAAAGACATTTGTCAACTTAAAAATTATAAAACCGAAATATTATTGAAGGAATTAGAAAAATGTCAAGTTATTTGTGCAATGTGTCATCGTAAGAAATCGTTGTTGCAGCAAAAGATGGGACAATATCCAGTTAAAAGAAGTAAGCCTAAAAAGCCTTATGTAGGCGACACAGATCAAGAATGTGTTCGCTGTCACGATATAAAGTCATATGATCAGTTTATTAAGCATGCCAAGACCAGGAGCGGGTATAATAGCTGGTGCAAACCATGCATGAACGAATATAGACGTGAAAGGCGAGCAGCCAAGAGGAGATAGAGCAGAAGTTAGGGATAACTGAAGTAGTGATATCTGGGGCTAAGAAGAAGGTGTTCCGAAAGACTACAGAGGGGTGATTGGTTAGAAGGTTAGTAAAAAGCCGCTGGGATTCCGGCGGCTTTTCTTTTTATCCACAGGATATTTCTACTATTTATTTCATATTCAGAATGAGCTTTCGTGTATTTTTGGAGACAAGCATGGATAAATTTTCACTTGATTATGCAGCGCTGGGTGGTACATTATCGCGACCCAAACATTATCGTTATGAAGATGTGAAGCATAAGTTGGTCAAAGTAGCGTTCGATGTTGTACGTTTTATGGATAGTGACGATATTGATGGATTATGGCAAGTCCAGAAAACTGATGATGGCGACGTAATTGTAGCCATGTATGAGCAAACTGCTGGTCCCAAAGAGTCGAAAGCTGGATGGGAAGCATGTACCGACAAAACCAACTCAGTAGTTAATGTGTTTTATAAAGGCGCATCTGTAACAGCTATTGGATTGGACAAGATTGGTGTGCCAAAGGAAGATGCCCATATAATTTGCGAAAGTTTACCCCGGAAACTTGCGGCAGATTCGTCTTTCCGTAAAAATATGTTAGACGAATTGTCGGAACATGATCGATCTGAACTGTTAAGGGAACACCCCGAGCTGAGAGAGTAATACATGACGCATAACATTACTAATTTGAAAAATTTAGTATCTGAGCTAAGAACAAAACTAGCTGAAGGTGATAAGTTCTTTACTGCTCAATTAGCCACCCGGTTAACCAAAGCGGTAGCTAATTACCCACAAGATCAGACGATCATCCAGATGGCATCGTTCCTGACTAATCGGGTTCAAAATGGCGGCACCCTTATTACGCGTGCTGAATTGCGAGATGTATATCACAGGTTGTATACTAATAATACATCTTGCGGCTCATTTCTTGAGTCGGAGTTGGGTAAAAAAGCTGAAGCTCCGGAACGCATACCCATCAATCCAGAACCTAAAACCGATATGTACGAACATTCGGATAAGATGTTAGTTAGCGCATTAGAAGCAGTGTTCGATAAAGAGGCGGAATATAAGCCTTATTCTAAGGATGTTGCCAAAATTGCAGAAGCTAATTGTAAACGAGTTTTACCTGGCAATCCTAAGGTTAAGACGGTTGCGGGGAACGAGGATGCCATACTGTGCGAAGTAGTTTATGAGACTCCTAAGGGACGAAGTCATGTACTTGTGCCCGTGGAAGTAAGCGCTAATAAAGCTTTGTTACCTAATTCTTTTGTTACTCAAGAAGGCTTTACTAGGCTGACCGAAAAAACTCTTGCTGACTATATTGTTAAGACTGCGGGGCAGAAGCTCCGCGTGGATGTTAAGCAGATTTTAGACATAATCAATAGTGCCAAATATGGGACAACGGAACCCACCTCTGAGGTGGAGAAGATTGTATTAATGGCAGGTTTACGTGCTGGAACTCCAGCTTCTCATGATCCTAATGCCATTTTGCAACAGGTAATGGAACCGCAAGGAGCGCCCGGACATGAGCTTGAGATAGCAAAGAGCCCCGAGGTTCAATCATTTGCGAAACATTTAAGTACGGCTGCAGGCACGGCGGAATTTGTATTCGGAACGAAAACTGCAGATGCCGGACGCAAGATGATTAATCAGGCTTTAAATGGCTTTGGTTACTCTGATTTTCAGATCAATGTAGCAGATGTGTCGGAAAGTCACATAATCTACGCAGTAGCTTTGAAGAATACTGGGTTCAAGGTTCCCGTAAAGATTGAAAAATCATTACCCACCTATCCTACTGTTATCGTAGCTTGTGGTCAACCAGCTGAATTCAGTAAGGATGGAATTGATGGTGTGGGTCAAGTTGACGGAACTGCCCGAGCGGTTGGTTTGGGATTTGATCTGGGGAAGCCTGGACATCTCATTGAGAAAGTTAAGCAGGCGTGTGAATGTCAGGACTTTGCTAGAGCTGGAGAGGTGTTGGGAGCCATTACTGAAACTGGCGATAAGACGGCTTATCACCACGCATTTGCCATTTATCATGCGGCATTGTCAGGTAATAAGAAAGCAACCCGCCGTGTAAAGACTATCAAATTATCAGACGGCAATGAGGTTTGTGAGCAGACCTTCCTACCGCCGGATAAGGTTTACATTGACGAGAACGGCGTAGCACATGCCAAGTATCGTCAAAACGAAGAGAAGACCGAGCCGGCAGGCGGCTTCATGAACGCTAAGATTCTTTTAGGACTGTAAAGGGTGATCAATGAGAGTTACGACTTTACTTAATGAATTATCTAAGAAACTAACCAATCCCGATGGTGAACTAATGGTTACTGCCGAAAAGGGCGGTAATGAAGTTTTATTGCGGGTTGCTGATGCTCTTGCAAGTTGCGCTTGTATACTCAAGATGGCAGCAGATGAGACGGACGATCTGGAGCCCATCATTACTTCCGACCGGCTAGACGAAATGGCAGAAGTAGCTACTGCTTTTGATAACAGCGGTGACGACCTGTTACGTAAGCAGGCATCTGTAATGGATGAATTACTACTAACTATTGGATCAAAAAAAAACTCAATAGCCAATTTTAAATCAGCGCAAGATACTGAGGTTGAAAAACAACGTCAGAAATATCGTGATCAAGCGCTTGAAGAAGCATACACAAAAGCTAGAGAACAACATAATGAGGAGATTGGCGTTGAAGATGCCAAGCAGGCTCTAGATAAGAAAGTTAAGCAATATAGACCTCTCGAAACCTCATTAAGTACCCGCTACTCTCCTGATATGCCAGGCGTTCAGTTAATGCGCATTGGTGACAATGTGTATCAGTGCCCAGTAACAAAGAAGATATTTAATTATAATGCTGGCTATACCACGGCGAAGGGTAATAAAGTGCCAGGTTCTGCTGTTGAAAACCAAACTCAGCAACTTGGCTTCCGCGCGCCTGAGCACATGAATTTCAGCACCAGAGAAGAGGTCTTGAATGGCAGGAGCTAGTTCATATGACTGCCGACTTTTCCAAGATTCTCGAACATCCAGATTGTGATGAAATTATTAGCAAGCTGACTCATGGAGTGCAGCCGAAAGATATCAGCGACTGGCTGAAAATAAAATATTCCGAAAAGGAGCAAACCCACCTTAGATTATCCACTAAGATTCTGAAGGATTTTCTTGAGGGACATCTTGATCTGTACAAAGAGATTGAGCAGGACATTCTTGCAGCCAAAACTGGGCAAAAAATACAAAAAGTAGTATCTGCCTCTCTTAAGAACAACAAGATGTACCAAGAGCGTATCCAAGAGGTTGCCGAGGAGCTTGGCAATAATGAGATTAATATTTATAAATATCTTGGAGAAATGTGCGTCATTGGTCGGCAGCGGATAGAGCAGGTTTTTGATAAAATACAACAAAATCCCGAGAATTTCAAGCCTGACTATGTTCTTATTAAGTGGATGGAGACTATAGGTAATATGTTTGAAAAGTATGACAAGATGGTTAACAACCGTCCGGATCAAATTATTCAACATAATGTTACCATTCAGGTGATGGATCAATATGTAGCATCAATGCAAGATGCTGTAAGAGAAACTTTGGCAGAAATAGATCCTGAGTCTGCTTTTTTGTTTATTGAGCGTTTTGGTGAAAAAATAGAGGGAATGGATTTGCCAGAAGAATTACGCACAATTCCTCAGGAAAAACGATTAGCTGAAGTAAAACTGCTACATGAAAAAATATCTAAGAAGGATGATGAGGAGGAAGATTAATGTCTCAGTACCTTAAAGATAAAATATCCAAGTACAAAAATCTTCCAGAAGACATGGCTAGATTGCTGCACAATGATGCCAGTTTGATGGCTGCTTTGGGGGTGGATAATGATAAGGATTTTAATGATTTCTTTTTAATTTCCGCGCATGTAGGATCCATTGCTAACGATTTGGCGGGAAAAACTCTTAATGCTGGCGATGTCTCCAAAATATCTCACATAGTTTATTCTAATCGCGAAATTAAACCGATATATAATATATTCAAATTTTATAGTGCAGTTTCGGCAGCTATGGAGCAGTCTGAGACACCTATGAAGAAAACGGCATATCCTCAAGGGTATGGTAATATTTTTATTGAGAACCCACACACTATGAAGCAGTGGATTCAAACCATGCGTGAGATATATGCTTTAGCTCAGAAGAGGCAAATCGATTTAGGGACATCTCTCAATCTTGTAACCAAAAAGTGGAAAACCATGGACAGATTAGACTTTCAACACTGGTTATCTTTTTATCAAGGTAACAATCATCTTAAATATAAAATTGCAGGTTTACCAAGATACCTTGAAATAGGAGAAGGAGCCGTACTCCCCACTCATAGCCTGCGAGCCCAGCTTCCTGGCGTTCCTCCGAGAGTTCCAGAATCGGTAGAAGAAGATTATACTGTTCGCCGTCAGGAACAGGCTTCGGAGCAAGAATCGCAAAGAGTTTCTGACATACGTGCGGCTCAGGATGATGTAAAGAAGAAATTAATTGCTCGTTTAACGGCAGCTGAGAGAATTTTCATGAACAACTTAGAGTCGTTTAGAAAAATGTTGGGACCAGAGTATGAGCGGTGGTTATCAGTTTTACATGATATTAAGCGTAAAGTGCAAGTGGCTATGCCGGTGAACGCTAAGTCTGTTTTGCTAGAAGATTTAATCTACAAAGAAGCCAACAAGCTTGAAGCTCAAAATATGTCCAAATCTGCAGATTTAGTGCGTAAAATTGCTCAACCCGCACCGCCACCACTTGGCGGAGATCCTTTAGCACCTCCGGGTGGCGATCCACTTGCTGGAGATCCGTTGGGAGGTATGGGTGATTTGGGAATGCCGGGAGCAGAAACACCTGCCGCTGAGCCTGCCAAACCTGGCGATGAACACTTAGCAATGCAAGATTTTGTGCGCAATATGACTGGTGAAACTGAGCCCGAAAAAGAGGACCTACAGACTCAAAGTAGTTTGAAAGTCCAGGCACAAATAGAACCAGACTTGGAAGCTCCTGACGCAGCTCCAGCTCCAGAAACACCAGAACAAAAAGCTTTAAAAGCAGACGTGGCGGATAGAGATATTGAGGAAGCTCTCAAGAATGTTACTATTAATGATTTAATCAAAAAATTGGACGGATTAGCGCAGGCATATCGAATTCGTGAGACAACACGACAGCTTACAGTAGTAGATTTAATGATGCAGCAGTTGGGAATTTCCTCTTATTTCTCCAACTTATCTGAAGCGATTAATAAAGCTTATGATTCAAATCAGTACATTCTCACTAGAGTTGAAGACATTTTAGCTAGACTCCGCGGCGCTGGCGAGGGTGGAGGCTCCATTCAATCTAAACTAAACTCACAAGAAACCAGGAAAGAAGAGCAAGCAGCTCTGCGAGCAGGACCAGTGCCCGAGGGAACTCCTGGTGAAGCAGCTCCTGGAGAAGCTCCTGCGGCTCCTGCAGTACCTGCAGGACCGGGTGCGGAAATGGCAGCTCCAGCGGAAATTGAGACTCCTCCTACCCCGGTTGGTCCGCGAGAAGTTCGGTAAATGATACATAGTATTTATAAATTAGCTAGTTTTTTTGAAATGTATTGTTTAGCCGGCAGGGTGAGCAGTTTAAAAACTAAATACCCTAAAATATCCGTCTTTATTGATCAGTTTGTTAATGCAGATCCGTCTAAATCTAAAAAATATGTTCCTTGGATGACTCAACAGTTATTACAAGGACATAACGTAGATGAAATCGTATCAGCAATTAAGTTTTTTAATAACAACTCGAAGAAATTGGCAAAAAAGGATATCAATAAATATACGGACTTAAAAGAATTGCAAGAATTAGCTCAGCATTCTGGACCTTCAAAACGGGAAGAAAGTATTCAAATTTCCCAAGCAGAAGTTGAGAAATTATACGAAGATGATAGGTATCTTTTATTAAAACCAAAAACAAAACGTGCAGTTCAAAAGTATGGTGCTGGTACACGGTGGTGTATAACTTCTGATGATGAAGCTTTTTATACGGAAGCATCATCGATCAATTCGCGATTTTATTTTTTGATTGATAAAACAAAAAAAGGAAAGGATCCTTATTATAAAATAGCATTTAGGCATTATGGAAAAAAAGGAGAGGTGAACGCATATTTAGCTAATGATAAAGATATACTTCCAGAGAAAATTCCAGCATATAAAAAATTATCAACAATAATGGATAACGATGCTGCCACCTCACCGCCACATCCTATATATGAAATCAAGCGGGGTACATTTCCATTAGATAAGTTTATGTCTTTTTGGAACAATAATATTAAAAGTCACCAGTTTTTGTTGCAATACGTGCGCCCTAAATATCATCATTTGATTATTGATGAAAACGCGGGTTTTAATGAGATTAATAAGTGTATATTAAATGCTTTGCGATTGATGGAATTGCCATACAAAGAAATTACACCTGAGACTTTAAAGAAGTTATTTTTAATTATTAAGGACCAGCTTGGTCGGGGTGCCAGGAAAGACGAGAGTGCTCGGATATTGTCCATAATAAGTAAGCATCCTAATACTCCACCGCAAATTCGCGGCATGGCTTCTGATGAGCTAAATAAACTAGACTATGACTATGATGAATGGTAATATGAAGGTAAATGATCTATTATCTTTAATCGCACAGATTGCGAAGGAGCAAAAACTACCTACTCCTTTCGTCGTTGGAGGTGCGCCTCGTGATAAAGTAATGGGTCGTTTGGAAAATGTAGCTGATTTAGATATAACCACTGGAGACGATAGTATATACGTTTTAGCTCGGGAGACAGCTAAGCGTCTGGGAGAGCGTGGACATTATATGGCGTTCCCTGACGGGCATTCACAAATAGAAATTGACGGCATCAAGCTAGACTTCTCTTCCAACTTCCGATCTCCTGATATCGACCAGAGGTTGAAGCGAGCGGGGTTGCGTAATCCTACCCCTATGTTGCAAGAGTTATACAGTAGAGATTTTACCGTTAACGCCCTATTAATGAGCATGGATCTGCATACTATTAAAGATCCTACTGGAATGGGCTTGCGAGACATTAAGCGTAAAACAATTCGAACCTGTTTACCCGCAGCAATTACCTTACGTGATGATCCCAAACGGATAATAAGAACAGTTTATTTAGGCTCCAAGTTGGGTTTTGATTTAGACGACGAAATCGTACACTTTATAAAGCGTCATCCTGATGAAATCAACAAAGCCAAGACTCAATATGTAACCAAGAAATTATTGGAGGCATATAGGTGTGATAAGGGTTTGACGGTTAAATTGTTAGATAAACTGGGTTTGTGGAAGAAAATTCATATTAGCCAGGAAATGGCAAAAGAAGTTATAGGAAAATTGGAAAGGGTGTGATGCCAAAGAAACGCAACAAAAAGCGTAAAAAGCAGAAGACCGAAGATGTGTGTCCTCGATCTCCACCCGAATTAGGACCATTGGGAGTGTGGCGCAAGAACTTTGATTATGCTCCAGGTGAGTCGCCATATCACGGAAAACCTATCAGCATCCCCGAGTATAGAAAGAAACGAGAGCGTCGTCAACGAAGAAAGAAAATGGCAAGAATGTTATTAAGAGGTTTTGAGGTGAAGCCAAATGAGTAAAAGAGTAAAATTAGCAGTGCTTCGTGACAACTCTTCGGATAAATGTCCGTTCGGTATAAAAATTCCTCATGGCTGTAAAAATGCTGGAGAGGTTATCACCAAGATGGCACCATTAAAAATGCTAGGCGAGAAGGCAAGCAAACAAGAGAAGCACGATATAGCACTAGCCAATGCGCGTTTGTTAATCTGGGAAAATCCTGAAAAGCGTTGTGCATATGCTGGCAAAATTTTTGATGATAAGAATGTGGTTGAATGTAATTGGGGAGGCAATGCTCCTGGCATCTCACAAGATAGTGCTTTAATAGGTAGCCCCTCTTATTCGAGAATGTATGGTAATACAACAATGGATGGATTGTATTCTTATCCATTAGGTTGGTATGGGGATGAGAACATAAGTCGCAATCTTTATTACGGAGTATATTCTTTACAAGGTAGTGAGGAATCTGAAGATATGGAGAAGTTCGCCGCTTATCTTCAGGGTTTAGATGTTGAATTTAACTCGTTACCTGATAAAATACAAGAATTATTGGTAGATTTTGCGCTGGACTATGCTAATAATGCATCATTAATAAAGAAGGCTACCACTTCACCATTAGTGGGTGACATTTCATTAATTTTGGAGCGCTGGAAGGATAAAAATGACTTTAAATAAAGCAGCTCAAATAGAAGCCCCTCCTGCATGGGAAGGTTTTAGTGTCGAGGAAGATGAGGATGTATTAATGGCAGACGATCCCGAAGAGTTGGTAGTCGAAGAAGACGAGGACGAGGATGAGGGTTATGCCGCAGACGACTTGGTCGGCAAAGTAATGATTGCAGTTGATGGCGAAGAGCCTAAAGAGTTCGCGTTTACCTTACCTAATGTGCCCGGCGCAGATGAAGCTGAGGAGCTTGAGGACGTTGAGGTAGAGGAAGATGACGTACAAGTTCCGGAAGAGCGTGATATGTGGGATTGGGGAGGAGTTGGTAACTTTATGCCCTGGCTCTCTAAGATGTTTCAGTCTGTACCTGGACACAATGGTACAGAGACTTCTGGATTAGAGCGTGCCACCTCATTTTTACAAGCTCTAGATAAGGCTATTTCTCGTGCAGTTCGTTCCGATTTAAAAGACGAGCTAGATATTGCACAAATTGAAAAAGCTCGCGACGAAATCCATAATGGTATCGATAGGTTAGAGGAGCGTCTTGAGAGAGTTAACAGTAATAAACGTCCCAAGAAAAAGAAGAAGGCATCGGGCGAAGATGAAGGTTTTGTTAAAGAAGCGCAAAAGATTACTGGGATCAGTGGAATAGTAATTACGGTTCCGATTTTGCTTTCCCGAATTGCTCGTACTTGTATTAATGGAATGGTTTCTGCTGGTCACGACATCGAGGATGTTTTTGCAAAGCAGGTTAAAGCTTACAACTTAACTGTTCGTGAACAAGCTGAGACTTTACAGCTGTTAGCCGATATGGGCTATCAGCTGCGCAGGGATCGAGGATTTTTGCCGAACGAAGAAATTGATACTACTAAGTCAGACAATATGGACTGGGCAGCTAATTACCCAGGTTAACAGGAGAAACAAATGTCAAAGAAATTTAGTATTGAACAATTATCAAAGGTTACTGGGTGGGAGACTAAGAAACTAGCTTCTCTTTTACTTTCGCTTAAAAAAATCAGCAACAGGCAAGATGTAATTTTGACCAAGTTAGCTCAGGTTGGACAAGGCGCAGGCAAAGGTATGGTTAATCCGGTAGGAGATGTAGTAGAGGGGCTTCAGCGTAAGTTGCCTGAAAGAGCACCGCAGCATGGAACCGGAGAAGTACCATTAGCTCAGCACGTAGACTTTATCATAAAGAAAATTCAACGTAGCCCAATGCCTCCTCCAGATGCAAATGATGTTGTTCAGTTACTAACTGAGGCTGTTCGTAATCCTGAGGCTGCTAAAGCATATGTGCGTCAGGCTGCGTACCTCGTTCAACAAAACCTTAAAGCATGGACTAACGCTATGGACGCTCCTAACAGCGCAGAGTGGAAACGACTGCTGTTGATTGCGGATAGCGCACGAGCATAACGGAGCATAAAATGAGAGGCAGCTTAAAAGTAACTACAGTTTGCGCACAGGGCTACGAAGTCGAACAAGAAGGTAAAGTAGCTCCTTGGTTGAAGCAGTTTGCTAAAGCACAAGATCAGCAGGAGACTGTTGTGAACCAAGCCCGCAGGCGCAATCAAACCCAGGCAGCTGGATATTTAGATCATGTTCAGAACATCTTAGTTAATCGTCCGCGCTATGCGACGGTGGAAGATGCGGTTCAGGATTTCCGTAAGCGCACTGGATTAGATAGTTATTTGGAAGAAATTAAGCAAGCTGAGAAGAAACCCAGGTTAGTTAAGAGCGCTAAATCAACTAGAATTGCAGCCAGAATTAACGTCCTAGAAAAGCTGGGATTAAAAAAAAAAGTAAAGCAAGCAGCTGACGCTCAGACATTTCCCTCATCATTATCTAAATATACAGAAGCTGTCAATGACATTATTTCCTTTATTAAGAATAGGATTGAGGATTTGCATGCTCTGGGTGTAACCGTTCCACAATTGCAACAAAGCATATTGGAAAACTTTGGCATACGTCATGGTGTCCAAGATAAAGATGTTTACAATCAAGAAGTTGAAAAGTGGTTAAGCGATCAAATAGAAGAAGCACAGGGATTAGTATCTGCTGAAGAAGGTTCTCCTAGCTTAGGAGCAGGGGTTAATCGAGAAATGGACTCTCAAGAGGATAGCGATGCTTTTGCGGGATTAATGCCAGCATCTTCTTGATAAGGGTTTATGCAAGATCATCCATTATTTGAAAAGTTTAAGTTAGGATTAAGCAATTTAGATCCAGTTAAGTTTTGTCAAGACAATTTAGTCTTGGATGGCAAACCCTTCCGCGTTGAAGGTAATGGTTATAAACCATTTGCCGATATTTATAGACGTATTGGAATTACATCTTTAAACTCCGAATCTAAACCGGTAGTTTTAGTTAAGGGTCGCCAGGTTGGTGCCACCACCATGGCAGTCTCTCTGGAGATGTATTTTATGGCTTCTGGTTTGTTTGGGAACCACGGACGCCCACCCATACGTGTATTACACTGCTTTCCCACATTGGTGCACGTATTTGATTTTGCCAAGACTAAATTAAAAGCTACCATATCGCAATCGCGTTTGTTGGACGATCCGAGCAATCCAAATAAAAAGATCCCATTTATTGAAAAATATATAGACAAGTCATCTTCAGCTAGTAACTCTTTGCAGTTTAAACAATTTGTGGATGGCAACTTTTTACGCGTAGAATCTACTGGTTTAGATGCTGATAGGCTTCGTGGTGGTACTGCTGATGTTATCTTCTATGACGAGTGTCAAGATATATGTAAGGATGCAATTGCCAACGCAAACAAATTACTTGCGCAAGCAAAATATGGTAACAGTGGTGTTAAGGTTTATTTTGGAACTCCCAAGCAACGGGGTGGACATTACTGGGATATGTGGCAACTATCTAATCAGCAGTATTATCATTTAGGTTGTGAGAGTTGTGATAAATTATTTCCACTATACACTACTGGCAGTGATGATTGGAAAAAAATATGGTTGTTTGGCTGGACAGTAAAGTGTCCGCATTGCGGGTTTGAGCAAGACAAGCGCGAGGCAGCCGAGCGTGGCAAGTGGGTGGCTTTAAAGCCTGAAAATGATAGATATATTGGTTATCATATTAACCAAATGTACATGCCCAACTACACTAAAGAGAAAATACTAGACGAACGTCCTGAAGTTAACCCATCTATGACTGAAAGAGGGTATCAGAATGAAGTTTTAGGCGAGTTTTACCGCGGCGAAGCGTCTCCTATTACACCAGAAGAAATTAGAGAACACTGTGCTGATGAGAAGCGCGGTTTTGTTCAAGGCATATCTCTTCGAGAAAATAAGAAAGTATATGCTGGATTTGACTGGGGTGGAAAAGATTTTGTGGACGCCGGCGAGCGAAGCACTCAAGGGCAGTCTTATAGTTGTGGGGTTATTCTGACTGAAGAAGGTCCCAATCTTTTATCTATTCAATTTGCAACCTTGTTGAAACGTAATGATTTGGAAACAAAAAAAGAAATTGTGAACGAGATGTTTCGTCGGTACAGCGTTAAACTAGGGGTAGGAGATATTGGGCATGCTAATGATCTTTCAGAAATTTTACATCGTGAACATGGTAATCGGTTCTTGGCTAGCCAAGCATCTTCGCATGTAAATAATAGGATAAAATTTAATTCTGATTACATGCCACCAACTATTGTATTTGAAAAGGATTATCACGTAGCAGAGATGTTTAGTTTAATGAAGCGTGGCATGATACGTTTTCCGTACAAGAGTTACGAACAGATTTATTGGTTGGTAAATCATTGTTCAAGCATGGAGATAAAAACTACAGCAAATGTATATGGTGAGCCCGTTTTTAGGTATGTAAAAGGTACAACTCCCAATGACGGACTGATGGCATTGATAAATGCATATTTGGCTTACAAATTTGATATCACCGGTTCTTTTAGTAATAAAATGGCAGGTCTTATGGATAAACCTGGTCGAAAACAAATTCCTGCAGTGATTGGTTATATTCCTAGAATGTAACATAAAAGGAAATAAATGAATTCCCAACCTTTAAAAGAAGCGGCTGCTCCTCCCCTTATCACGAATTATATGGTTAAAGCCGTAAGCCAACACCGTCGTGAAGTGCTAGAGGAAGAGACTAATGCTGGGAAGTTCAGACAACCTGGAAGTACGCATTTTGCCGCAGAAAAAACGCCATTAGGAAATGTTAAATCTACTTCTGCAAGACTTAGTAAATTTGCTCAAGGTTTTGGCTTAGGTTCAGGAGGCACAGGCGTAAGTACCGGTTATCAGGGATCCGGTGGTACGGTTCGTCAAGTTCCGGAGGTTTATTCTCCTCTGTGGCTTAATTCAAATCTTAATTTACCCCGCGATAGAGCTACTATTAATGCTTGGTGTCGCTCTTTTTATGCTTTAAACCCAGTAGTTCAGAATGCTATTTATTTACATGCTACTTATCCTATTTCTAAATTAAATATTAAATGTAAAAACGAAAAAGTTAATAAGTTTTTTCAAACAATGATTGAAGAAATAGATTTAACCAATATTTGTGTACAAATAGCTCAGGAATATTGGACACTTGGAGAAGCTTTCGTTTATGCAGAGTTGGACGAACGATCAGCTAAATGGAGTCGAATTCTTATTCAGAATCCCGATTATATCTCGGTAAAACGCTCGGTAATTGCTGGCGAGCCCATTATTAGCCTACGTCCAGATGAAAATTTGAGGCGGATTTGTACTTCCAACCGACCCTCAGATATGCAGCAGCGGCAACAGCTGGATAAAAGTATTGTTGAACACGTCAGAAGGGGTGAGAATATTCCTTTGGACAACTTCTACGTGTCCCACATCGCCCGCCGGATAAGCCCTTATGAAATTAGAGGAACCGGTCTACCAGTAAGTTGCTTTCGTCAGCTTATGCTTTTTGATAAGCTGCGCGAAAGCAAGTTTGCCCAAGCGGATAATCTAATTAACCCGCTAACTTTAATTACAATTGGTGGCGGACAAGATAATTATAAACCAACTGCCGACGATCTAGATGGTTGGCGGCAGCTGTTCGAAGAGTGTCATGATGAAGAAACAGAAGTTTTAACCGAAGAAGGTTTTAAAAAGTTTGAAGAAGCTATAGAATTTGAACAAGTTATGGATGGAACTACTGGTAATGTTTGTTCTATTTCTGCTCGTCCCAAATCCGGTATAAAAATTGCTTGTTTTAATTCCGACAAAAATATGTTGGAATACCATACACCAAGCGCTGCTCACGTATATGATTATGATGGAGATATGTATCATTTTCATAATGATAAAATGGACACAAAGGTTACTCCCGATCACAAGATGTGGGTTCAATCGAAGAAATTCACAGGAACCGGAAAATCTAGGACTTGGAAATGGGGAGAATGGGAAAAGATATTAGCTAAAGATTTGTACAAGAAGCCATGGGATAAGCGATTCCGAGCTGAGGCAGGTTGGGAAGGCGAAGATATTAAATTTACTGATGTGTGTGGTCAAAAAGTTCCAATAGAGTTGTATTTAGAATTTTTGGGCTATATCATTAGTGAGGGACATTTAGGAAACAGCTCTAATGAAGTTAGTGTTTCCCAAGCCGTTATTACTAAATATGGTAAAGAAAACGAGCATTATCCTAAGATGAGGCGGTGTGTGGAGAAGTTTGCCGAGATTATTGGTAAAACCTGTGGACATACAATATGTGCTAAAAAAGATAGTCAAGCTAAATATTGGAATGCCAGATTTTCATTAAAAGGTGCGAAATTATTCGAGCATTTATGTGGTGAAATTGGAAGCATTGATGGACACAGATCGCACGACAAGGTAGTTCCTAAATGGATTTTAAATCTTAGCCCGCGGTTGCTGCAAATTTTTCTAGATGCACTAATAACTGGCGATGGTAGCGATTATGAAAGACCAGTAGACAAATCTCTCCATGGCTATTTCTACTATACAACATCTAAACAACTTGCAGATGATGTTTATGAGGCGGCATATAAGGCAGGTTATGTGCCGACAACATTTGTAAGAAATAAAAAACCAACACCCATACATCCTTGTTATACCGTTCAGTGGTCAAATTCACACAAAGGTAATCTACCACTAGTTACTAGATATTCTGTTAATCCACGTACTAAAGAAAAGAAAGAAGCAATTTCTAAGGTTAACTATTCTGGTAAAGTATGGTGTTTTACCGTGCCAACTGGCTTGTTTATTACACGACGAAATGGAAAGATCGCTATACACTCCAATTGCCAGTATGATAAAGATTTCAAGCTCTTTACCCACGATGGGGTAAAGGTTGAATATGTTAGCAAGGGTGCTGGCATTTACGACATCTCCGGCGATATTACTCAGCTTTTGAAAGAAATATATATTGGACTAATGGTTCCCCAAGTTATTATGGACGGCGGCGCAGACGTAACCTATGCTAATGGCGGTGTAGCATTAGATGTTCTAAGACAGCGGTACATGCAGTTTAGAAACATGCTAGGGCAGTGGCTGCGGCGCAAGATTTTTGCTCCCATATCACGTATTAATGACTTTTACGATTATGAGAATGATGAGAAAATTCTCATTGTTCCTGAAGTAGAATGGAACCACATGTCCTTATTTGACATGGGTGACTACATTGCCAACTTAACTCAACTATTATCAACTCAGCCAAAGAATGTTTCATTACAAACCGTATTTAGATCTTTAGGGTTAGAATTTGAAGAAGAAATGCGTCATATTCGTCAAGAGAATATTGAGCAAATTATTCAAATGAAAGAAATGGAAGCGTTGCAGCGCATGTCTTTGAATGATTTACGTTCAATTGGTGATGATGACGAGATTCAGGAAGTACAAGAGAGCCCATTGCCGGGCGAAAGCGCATATGAGAATGCGCAACCTGGCATGGGTGGCATGGGCGGCGGCATGGGCGGCATGGATATGGGCATGGGCGGCATGGGCGGCGGTATGGGAGGCGGACTTGGCGGAATGCCAATGGGCGGAGCCCCACCAATGGGCGGAGGTATGGGCGGACCAATGGGCGGAGGTATGGGCGGATCACCGCCAGGCGGTGCACCACTATAAACCATATGGTTTTGTAAACCTATTATTATTACTGCCTTTTAGGTAGGAGGCAGTTTATGTCCAAAACTCGTGATAAAGAGCTTATTGCCATTGCTCAAAGATATGGCTTAACCGGCTACCTAAGACAATGGCTCACTCCAGGCGGCTGGGGTAGGGGTGTTGGAGAACAACTGTTTGGCAGTTACTCTGAAAAGATGACTGCTCTGCGCGAGGTTGATAATGCCATGCGCAATGCTGTAATGGGACAGAGTGATAAAGCTCTGGAAAATTACGATTTAAAAATATCGCTACAAAAAGCTCAGGAAGCTTTTAAGAATAACCGTTTTATTGATGTGGCTCATTGGATAGGTAATATTAATTTAATGGTTCGGGACGCAGTAGATTTAGGTGCTTCGGTAGCCAACCTAACTCAGCAGGAACTAGACGAATACTATTCTGAAACTCAAGGACCGTATTTATCTGAGCAATATTTTTCCGACGCCAAAGTGGCAGAGGCGGGGTTTTGGGATTTAATGGGCGGATTGTATAAGGGGGTTTTTGGAGATCCTATAGAACGAACTTATTGGAGAGAAGTAAAGCTTCGCAAAAGTGCTATCCGTAATCTTTTGACTGCAACCAAGAGTTTTGTGGATCGTGTTTTAATTATTTTTAATGAAATGAAGCGTGCGCGAGCTACCGGTCGCATCAGTGATTGGACAAGTCAGTATAACCAATTGTTGAAGTATCATGCTAGTTTTGAAGAAACATTTAAGAGCGTTTATACTAAACATTTTATTCCAATCATTGAAATTGCTAAGAAACGTTTTGCAGAATCTGATCGCATGAAAAAAATGCGTGAGAAAAAAGAAGAAAAGCGTAGAGAACAAGCAGGAGAATCTGCAGTTGGACAACCAGCCGGAACTCATAGTGAAGCGCCGATTTCGCCGGAACCGCAGGTTAGGGAAGAAACAGTTACACCAACCCGCGGACGACCGACCAAGAAGGTGTGGTGGGTTGATGCAGGTGGTGTTGAAGTAGATCCTAACAAATCGCGCCGTGTTTTAAAACTTGTGTTTGATGAAACAGAAGGTGAAGTTCCTACTGAGGGTAAAGAAGTCAGGGACGAAAAAGGTCCGGTAGCTATTGTTAATCCAGCCGGAGAAGTTACTTTAGAAGATATTTATGATGCGCAAACTAAAAAGAGGGTAACTATTCCAGTTGAAGCTGTCAAGCAGTATATGACGAAGCTACGGCAGGATGCGATAAATCAGGCAGCACAGGTACCGATTAAGCCAGATCCTATAGTTGACATAGTTGCGCCAGAAAAAACTGAGGTGAATCCCAATCTAGTGGTTGTATTGTTGTCCAAATCCGTTGGCAAGAAAAAGAAGGATAAAATTGCTGAAATGATTAAATCACAAGTTAATGCAGATGTGGAATTCATTATTCCAAGTCGTATTCGCAAAGCTCGTCGTATTATTTTACAGAGAACTGATGAAGGGCGCAATGTTATATCGGTATGGGCTTATGATCCTGATACTGATAAAGCAGTTAAGTTAACTGGAGAGTTGGAAACCTCAGAAGAGATTAAGTCACAAGTTCCTGCTAATATTTCTGAAATAGGCACCACACCAGCACCAGCACCAGCACCAGCACCAGCACCAGCACCAGCACCAGCACCAGCAGCACCAGTACCTGTGCCGACACCGGAAAAACCAACAGCGTCACCACCGGCACCAGAACCGAAACCGGCAGAGGAGTCCAAACCTCCACCTTCGCCTAAGCCAGCCGAACCAGAACCCAAACCCAAACCAGAACAGAAACCAACCGAGCCAGAAATTAAGGGCGAACGAATAGCTATTATTGGTTTAAAAGAAAAGCCAGACAATCTAGATCAAATACTTAAGGCATTGGGTGCAATGTTGGGATTCAAGGTGGTGGCTGTTTCGTTCGGCTCCGAAGGTAAAAAGCAGTTGCAACAATATATTGACGAAGGTTACAACATTGATAAAAAACACAGCCACGTATACAATACAGTAGATGAACTAAAGAAGAAGTATCCAATGTTATCTTTAGCATTGACCGAAGAAGATGATGAAGAACCCAAAGTGGAAGAACCCGAGGAACCCAAAGAGGAAAAACCTGCAGGCGAGAAGCGAGCATTCGTATTTTTTGAAGGCAGCCCTGATGATGCGAACCGCATCCGTGATGCTGTAGAAAAGCTTCACCCAGATATGAAGGTTAGTGTATTAGCTCCCAAGTACAGAGAATCAATGAAAGAAAAGTATTCTGATGAATTAAAAGCTGTTTATGCTTATCGCACTCCGCCCGAGGAAGGTGAAAAAGAGCTTACCGAAGATATGGTTAAACAACGAGTTAAACAACGAGTTAAGAAACGTAAGGGTAAAGCGGCAGCCCGTCGGGTTGCGTTGTTAAAGAGGTTAATAGGTTAACATGGACATACTCGCTGTTGCATCTTTAGAATTAAACCGCACTGAGAACAAACAAGTTGTAAAAGTGGCGGGTATTGTTCGTCGTTTGCGCAATTGGTATCGCAAACTTACAGACCCAGAATATCGTGCCAAGGTTGTCAAATTACAAACAGATTCGGTGGCAGTTCGTAGCGACATTGATGAGTTAGAAAAACACATAATAAGTGTACAAAAATCAATTAAAGACTCCGACGTTGAGTCGTACAACTTTGCAGTAGATAGGGTGAGAGAAATATCTAAGCGATTATCAGGAGAGCTTACTAAATACGAACAGAGCGCAACCGAAGCGGACCCAGATGTTAAAAATCAGTTTACGGAAAAGTATCCGAAATTGCCTGCAAGTTTAGATCGTATTGAAAGAGTACACATTTCCAACACCATACGAGAAGCGGTCTGGAATATTAAAGCTATAAAAGACAGTTTAACCAGACATAATCTTCCCAAAGAGGAAGTGGACGCCTTTATTAACGATCCGAATCGTCTGAATGATTTTTATAATATTTTAGCTCAAAAAATAAAAGCTGGCAACATTGTTGGATCTTGGGAGTCTCCTCAGTCTAAGCTTGACATTAATCGCAATGGAGAGATGCAGTACCGAGTTATCACTAATCCTTTTGTCATACCGGGTACGTCATTTAAAATGCAAGTAACGGTTGAAGGTACTGATTTGTCTGCCCGCACCACCTCTCCCAGACCGGTGTTTTCTATACATAAATTTAATTTTATAGATGCTAGGCAAAAAGCCGCCCGAGCAAAAGTGCTTGATTATTTAAAAATGATTAGGCTACAAGTCAAGGTAGATAAATCTATGGCAAAACTTTCGCATAAAATAGAGGCTGGTGAGTAATGTCCGCAGGTTTTGCCAAAGTATTAAAAGCGTTAATTGGTAAAGAGGTTGAGATTTACCAAGGGGATTCGCATGAAACATTATTAACAGCAGATAAAGATATAGACCGCAAGAGCGTAATACGTGGCAAACTATTAGAAGTCATTGACGAATGTTTAATTGTAGAGTGTAACGTAGGCGGAACCGCTGTTAAAGTGTATGTTAATTCGTGGACAATCAGTGCCATATTAGAACCACGCCCCGGTGCTTGTATTCATTCTATTTATAACCACGCTGAGAGACGGGTACCACGATGAAAGCAGACTTGTTAAGAAAATTGGCAAAAGATTTTCGAATAGCTGGACAGAATCGTTTAGCCAACAAGGCTCTTATCGCGTTAGCGAAAGAGACCGGCTCACCAACGCCACGTTCTGATCTTAGTTATTCATATGTAATGCGTAAACTGAGGAAGGATAAACCTGAACGTTTGCACAAGTTTATGGTTGTTTTTAAGCAAGCTTTTGATAAAGCCTTTGTAGAAGAGGTAGAAGATCCTGATAACGCAGCTTTGATGGAAGCTTTACAGGCGGTGGATTACAAATCAGATCAGAACGATGTTAAGGACAAGATTCCTGGAGGGTTGGCAGATAAAGGCGAGCCGAAAGATCTTAATCCAAAGCAATTGGAAAAGGGAATTAAGATTGAGATGGAACATACCGATGATGAGGATATAGCTCGTGAGATTGCCACTGATCATTTGACTGAGGATCCTTTATATTATGACAAACTGGAAAAGATCGAAAGCTCGGATATCGAAGAGCGTATGGTTAAGCTTGCAGAATATATGGTAACCATGGACGATCCAGCTATGGCAGCACGAGGAATTGCAGTAATAATTAACTTTCTTACTCGTCGCATTGAGCCTAATAAAAGATTATATTCTTTATTAAATTTGAAAAGAAAGATATATGAATTGGATGAGTATCAAATAGCTAGCAAGAAAAGTCCGAACACCGCTTCTTTAGGACAGTCTATTACGTTTCTTAAAACCATCCTCAATGGACGACCTCCATACTACATACGCAAAGTAATTAATGAAGTGGTAAAGAATATATGATACCCCCAAATTTTCGTCAGGTCAGTCCTAAACTGTATAGGAGTGCGGCGCCCACAAACCAGGCGCAAGTAGATTGGCTTGTCAATAACTATCCTAAGATTAGGAAAGTAATCTCTTTGGATCGGGATGCTGGTTTATTCATTGCTCGATTACTTCCTCCCAGCGTTAAGCACATTCAGCTGCATATTAATCCAGAATCTAGTGCTAGTATTAATGCGGCTGGAAACAAGCTTAAAGCGGGCGGCGGAGCGATTTTTGACACACCCCAAGGAAGCACTTTAATCCACTGTCGCCGGGGGAAAGATAGAACAGGTTTCGCGGTGGGTATTTACAATGTTTTAAAGCAGGGTGCCAGCCCTGCGTTTGCCGTGCGTCAAGCTGAGTCTTTAGGGTATGGAAGTGGTATATCGGCGGAATCTAAAGCTTTGATGAACAAACACATTGGCTTAACTCCTACGACGCCCACCACCCCCGACCAAGCGGTCCTTGATATTTCGGAGGCGGATGATATTGTTACCTACCTGCGTGAGGAAGGCTCGGGCGGGTATCAACAGCGATCCAGCAACGTGGCTGGTACGTCTAATCCAATCATGGATCAAACTGACGTGTGGTGGTCTGCTGTAAGATCACCCGAAGGTGAACAAAACCCTTCGGTAAATATTCGGGCTCGAATCGAAAAACTTAAAGATATAGTTAAACAAGCCGGCGCCAAAACAGCTGTTGTTATTAAAGCTACTCCACACCCAGCAGCAGATCAATTTTATTCGGACCTCAAAAAGCTTTTAATGTCTATAGGGTATGTTGTAGATATGGTGAATTATGGTGACTTACCACCAGTTGCTGATTTTTGGATTGGCCATGGACGAGGTGGGCAAGCATTAAAATTTGCTCCAAGCACTGTTCAGCAACTAATATTAAGCCCCACCCTTAGATTATCACCCGACATAATTAATGCAATCAAAGTTTTGGATAGCAAGACGGATGTTAATGAAGCGTTTGGTGGTGGTGGACCGGTAGGGTCACCGACAGCGGAAGAGTTACCTTCTGGGCAAGGATCTCCCGCAATACCTAGTGCACCACAGTTACCCAGCACTGGGTTGAGAAGTAATTACCAGGGATCTATTCCTGGTACTAATTTTGGGGTTGGGGGCGGAACGCCTGGTTCTGGCACTGGCGGAATAATTGATATAGATCCCTATGGATTAGTGCAACTGTAAATATGCCATTTATATAGTATTTTAATATGCTCAAATCTGCTGACACCGTAGAAATGACTCTGGATATAACAGAGGAAGAAAAGAAAACTGCAAACCAGCTAGTTAAGGTGCTAAAGTTACTAATCGATAAGTTGGTTAGTTATAATAATTATCTCAACCATCTGTATAATCCATTTAAGAAATACCAGCAGGTATCTACTGAGTCTATAGAAAAATATAGAGCTACATTGTGGCGCTTTACAGAAGAAATAGAGGAAAAGTTTTTAGGATCTGAACGGTCAAACGATCCGAAAGATTGGTCTTTCAAAAAAACCGCCTTCATATGTGCAGCCAAACTCAAAGAATTTTCAACTGACACGCATATATCCAAATTGTTGGAGTCTTTTTCCGATGATTCCACGGATGTGGAAGATAATGTGATCCAATTAGTTGCCATTATTAGAAATCATACTAGCTCTACTTTTAGAAATAATGTGATTACTGCCATGGAAAATACTAAAAAAGAAATATCTGAGTTTAAAAAACTGATAGAAGATAGGATTATTGATCACATAAATACCAATATTCTTGCAAAGAACTGGATAGAAGATTCAAGCCAGGAGCTTAATATTCCTGTACAAGAGCGAGAACCGTATGTGGTTAGGTTATATCAAGACAGAGAAAAGCGTATGCGTGAGAAAGGTTAATGATGTTTATTAAGCAGGGAGAACCTGGAAAGATTTTAAAAGTTTACAAAGAAGGTGAACTTAAGCAGGACGAAGAAGAGGAAAAGCGCGCTTTGAAAGACCGAGAGATTAAAACTTCCGGAGAGAATAAATGCTTATCAAATTAGGAGAAGCAATAGCAGTTACTAAGGACGACCTTAAGTTAAACATTCTGGACGTTGACGATCCTGAAATAACTAAAATGTTTCAGGATACCGTGACAGATCTTAAGGCTCGTGCTGCGGTAGAGGCGGCGGAGCAGTCTGTTAAGACTGGAAAAGCTATCGCTCCTAAGGCTAAGGACTTTTTATATTTTACGGCTGTAATGATGCACGCTGCTGAGTCAGCATTGTTAGATGATAGTGGTGCGCTTAGGAAAACCGCCGATGGTAAGGATGTGGAGGCTCATTGGGAAAAAAGAGATGATACTTGGATATGGCGCAGTAGTGATCCGGATATTATGCCTTATAAAAACAGCAACTGTTTTGCTCCTGGCACAGATATTTTATTAGGGGACGGATCTAGTAAAAAAATCGAAGATATCAAAGTTGGTGATGAAGTATTTACTCATAAAAATCGAGTACGTAAAGTTGTAGCTCTCTCTTCTCGCCAACATGCGGGAACGTTGTTGAAGGTTAAGTCAGTACATAACCCAGAGTTACTTGTTACTGGAGAGCATCCATTTTATAAATTAGATGCGTCTAAAAAGAAATTAAATAATTTAATTTCTCATAATGATGGTTTTAAATTTGAGAAGGCTGAAGATTTATTAGTAGGAGATATGTTGTTATCTCCGGTAAATAGATTATTTAAATCTAATGATGAGAATTATCGTTTGCATCGCATTACGGATATTGACGAAACAGATTATGAAGGTTTAGTATATAACTTTGCCGTCGAAGATGATAATTCATACGTTGCCAATGGGGTTATTGTTCATAATTGTGATATTTTCCCTGAAGAAGAGTTAAAAAAGGCTTATAAAAAGTGGGTAGCCAAGCCGCTATGTCTCGATCATCAATCTCAATCGGTAGATATGATGCGCGGAATTGTGGTAGACACCTACTATGATGAAAAAAAGATGAGAGTAATTGCCCTATGTGCTTTGGATAAGATTGGTTATCCAGAGTTGGCTCACAAGGTGTCTACTGGCGTAGCAGCTTCCGTATCAATGGGAACAGCCGTTGGTAGGGCAATTTGTACTGAACATGGGTGTCACAGAGTTGCCAAGACTGAGGTGGATTTCTGTGAGCACATGAAAGCAAAGACTTGTTATGGCGAAATTAACGTGGATCTGTCGCCCATTGAGCTGTCTATTGTAGTTAGTGGCGCAGATCCTAAAGCTAAAATTCGTCGCATAATTGCTGCCGCTGATAGTATCGCCCAGTATGTTGAAATGAAAGAGAACATGGTGAAGGAAAAGCAAGCCATGACGCTGGACGAAGTTAAGCAGCTTAAAGAGGATTTAAAGAACATTGAAGCTAAGATTACTTCTCTAGGAGAAGATGAAAACGAAGAAATAGCACCACCTTATGGACAGCAAGGTCGAGGATCTCTTGAAATGGCCGAGACCGAGGTGGATGAAGTTGCGGGAAATAACCCCCAGGGGTTCCCAGATCGGTATGCTTCCGAGATACTTTCCGATATCGTAGGAGTTTTGAACGAAAAAGTAGCTCAACTTGACAAATTTATCAATAAAATGGCTTCTGTAAAAGAGAGTCATCTAAATAATATTGAGGATACTACAATGACTAATGAGAAAAAAGCTTATTTCCAAGGTGGCGGTGGCGTAAATGAGCCAGCCCCGGGGCAAGTTAAATACCCCAAAGAAGATTCAGATTCTATTCGTAACAACGAAGACAAACAAATGGTAGGACAGCCTCCATTTCCAGAGGTTGGTCCCGTGGATGGTATGCATCCTGGTCCCGCTTCTGTTCCCGAGTCAGAAGAGGCTCGTAAAAAGAAGCTTCAGCGTATGGCGGCTGAAAATGAGCAGCGTAAAATGCGTCGTGAAGCAGCTCTTGAGCAAGCAAAGAATGCTATTAATTCCAAGCAAGGTTACTTCCAGGGCGGCGGTGGCGTAAATGAGCCAACCCCCGGCAAACCGAAGTATGAGAAAGAGGATTCCGATTCGATTCGTAACAACGAAGATAAACAACAGGTTGGTGCTCCTCCGTTCCCAGGCGTCGGCAAGCCCGATGGTCTGTATGGTAACGACCTGGCTGAGAAGAAGAAGCTCCTTCGTGCCAAGCTGAACGCTCAGTTCGTTAAGTCGGCAGAAAAGGGCTCGGATCGTTGGGAGGTTTATCATGGCGATAACATGATTCTAACTGCCACCGTTAACGATCTGGTTGGACCAGATAAGGTTGCTGCTTTCTACGACAGCATTGCTACTAAGGTTTATGGCAAGAAGATTCTTGACACCATTAGAACTCAAGGTTTTGATACGGCAATGTCCATCTTTAAAGGTGCACAGGCTGTAGCAGGACCGGGAGCGGCTCCTGGCGCACCTCCCGAGGGCGGCGCGGCTCCAACCCCGGAGATGGCACCTCCTCCAGATATGCCTGGCGACGCGCCGGTTGATACTGGTGAGGCGGGCGGACCTGCAGAGGCATTGGAAACCAGTTTGGATGAGGTTGATGGATTGATTGCTGACATGAAGCGTCAGGTTCAGTCTCTGAAGGAAGAGGATACTGGCGACATGGGCGAAATGGCACCTCCCGAGGGCATGACTACAGCGTCAGTTTCTTTACCAGCCATGCGTAAAACCCTTAATGCAGCGTTAATCAAGGGTGCGCAGCAGGCACTTAACGATCTTAACGATCACAAAGAAGAATTACAGCTATTGCGGCACGTTTACAACACCGAAGGTGCTGTAAATGTCGAGAATTCAGAAGTTGTTGGCGATCTTGCCGAAGAAGCAGTGAATGATGTTAAGGGCACGGTTGCTAATGTACATAAACTTATGTCGGCATTTGTAAAGTATGCGCGCGGCACAGAAGCTCTTATTAAGAGGGCTGGAGAGGAGTCAGAGATGACTGAGGAAGCAAAGTGTAAATGCCCTGGCGACAAGTGCAAGTGTGGCGACAAAGAGTGCAAGGGCTGCAAAGAGTGTAAAGAAGATAAAGAAGATAAGAAGGAAGATAAGAAAGAAAAGAAGGACAAGAATGATGCTGATCTCGGTTTCGCTGACTTAGGT